CATCACTTGTAGCTCTAGCTGTGCCCCAAGTCGACGCTCCCCATGTTGATGTACCCCAACCAAATCCAGTTGTTTGAGTTGTTGGTCCCACTTCAACATATGGATTAACTGTTGCTGCACCTGCAGCAGTCATACCACTTCCACCTTCGTTTCTTACTGCTTGAACAGTAAATTTATCTACAGTAGCAACTGTTAAAATTTCATAAGTTTTTTCTAATTCTGCTGCTGTATAGTCTGATGCACCTGTAACAGTTACGGAAGAAAGGGTCACATATCTTCCAACTTCTAATCCATGTGAACCTTTATTAACTTGTAAGACATTTGATCCATTAACAGTAGTTAATGTGCATCCTGTAATCGCTGTATCTAAAGGAGTAATGTCATAAAAGTCATTACCATAATATAAAAATAAACCTTGAGATGTTCCAATTGCAGCATACTTTTCACCTGCAAAACTTGAGAATGCAACTTGTGCTCTGGCAGCTCCAGGTAATGTTTTATTAGCAGCTGTTAATTGTAACCAACCACCTATTTTTTCAGGTAATCCATATCTAAATCTTACAAAATCACCATCAGTCCACTGGCCCTCTGCTCCTGATTCGGTATCTTGTTTGTTAAATCCTGGCTTGAATTTTAATTTCTGTAGCATATACTAGCTTATATATTAGTTTTTTAGAGAATGAAAGTAGGAAAATAAATGCTTAAAATAGAAAAATATGATAATTTTTTAAAGCCCGCTATTCAAGGAGAACTTTATAATACTATTATTCGTTCAACTTTTAGAATTGGTTGGGAAGATAGTAATGAAGTTCAACATAGAACGTATCCATGTTTATTTAGTCCATATACTTTTGAAGATTTAAAAAGCGTTAAAATATTAGATCTTGTTTTAGACAAATTAAAAGACAAAAATATAACCATTAATAACTATGATAAGTGTGTAATTAATTTAACCAAAAATTCAGACGTTAATTTTATACACAATCATCCAGATCAAATAGTATTTTTACATTATTCCAACATGACCTGGAACCCTGAATGGGGAGGAGAAACTGTTTTTTATGAAGACAATGGTAGAGACATTTTAGAGTCAAGTCCATATACCCCTAACAGAGCAATAATTTTTGATGGATCTATTAAGCACACTATTAAAGCTCAAAATATATTAGGACCATCGTATAGATTTACTACAAGTTTATTTTTCCATAAATGAAAAAAATATTAGGTATTAATATCTCACATAATTGTTCTTTTGCATTTTTAAAAGATGGAACGTTAAAAGAATATTATGAAGAAGAAAGATTTAATTATATTAAAGATTATATGCCTGAGGAAAACAATCACGGTATATACGATTATAAATATAAGGCTTTAGATTGTTTTAAAGATATTACTTTTGATATGGTAATATTTGCTTCTTATAATAGAGGTCATTTACAAATAGAAATGCCTATAGTTAATCACATACTAACTCAAGTTAATCATAAAGATTTTTCTTTTTATCTAGATAATCACCATATTTATCATGCTATTTGTGGTTTA